GTAACTTTCATGTAAATGTTCTGCTGCAACTTCAATAGCCATAGCAAATTTTTTTGCAAGTCTCAAATAATCTTTTTCATAATGTATGTAAATTGGAAACTCAGCACAAGTTTCGAATAAAGCACCAAGATCTGTTGTTATTAAATAAAGCCCAGCAGACATAGCTTCTAAAGCTGATATACAAAACGTTTCTTCCCAAATACTAGGATAAGCAAAGATGTGATATTTGTGTAAATTTTCTAATATGTATTCATGTGGTTTATAACCAATATAATTTACATTAGACAAATGTCGTGCTTGATCATAAAGTTCTTGATAAGCAGCATCGTTTGCTTGTTTAAAATTATCTCCATAAACTTGTGTTGAAGAATACACATCCAATGTTATTAATGGATTTTTAATAAATTGCATTGCAGCTAGAATTACATTTAATCCTCGCCAAGGAGTTGGATGAAATATTAATTTAATAGGATCACCTTTTTTATAATTTAAGTCTGAAGGTTTAATGTTTACAACACCGTTTTTAATGACAGTGCATTTCTCTGTTGGTACATCAAAAGCCATTCTAAACTTTTCATAATTCCAATGTGAATTAAATACATACCAATCATATTTTTTATGATTAGATTTATCTTTGAACCAAGGGGCTAAATTAGGTTGATCGTATGAATTTTTTTGCCAAAGAATATTTAATTTTGTATCGTGAAGAGGTACTTTACCAGGAACAGAAGTGCAGATCTGCACTTGATCTAATAGTTTTTTATCAACGTATTTTCTTAAAAATTCAAATTGAAGTTCGGTGCCGCCTCTGGGTTCCATTACTTAGTCTTACCAAATAATGATAAATGTGCAACAGTTACTGCAACATCTTGTGCAATATCTTCTTGTTTTGTTGGTGTACTTGGGTTTGCTACATCAGCATTTGCTTCAGCAGCCGATGCATAAACTTCACCCGTTACTTTGTTTCTATGTGTAATTTTTGTAGGGCACTTTATAACAGGTACTTGTTTACCATCTATAGTTACATACTCTTTTATATATTGATCCGATATTATTATTTCTTCATCCATATTAATTAAATCCCATTGGACATTTTCCTACTTTTGGTTTCTCATCATAGGTTATCTTATACTCATTTTTTTTCTTACCATATCTATAACCTAAATAAAATGAAAAAACTATAAATAATAATACTATTAATGTATGCCAAATATAAAACATTATTTTCTTCCTTGTCCCCTATATTCTTTTTTATCGCTTCTTTTATTAGGTCTTTTACTATGTCGTCCTGGTCTTTTCTTATTAGTACGTTTAATAAAAGTCCCGTGTCCTGATTGTACTTTTCTAGCCATTTTGTTGAGATCTATTTATCAAAGCATATGATATTTGTCCAGAAATAGAATTAGCAGTATCTGCTTGAAATTTAAGGCTATCACTTTCTTCTAATACCAATGTATTATTTACTGCATTATCCGTTATATCTCCACCAACATCGCTATGAAAAAACTTATAACTTGTTGCTTCTGAACTATCTCTAAAAAAGAAATCCACCACACTTGAAGATGGAGTATCATTTACAACAGTAATCTCTTTAATTATTGCTCTAGAAGATGAGTCAATAGTTAAGACTGTTGTAAGATTTGATGTTGTTAAACTATATCCCTGAACTTTATATACTATTGTCATTATGTAATTACTGTTGTTACTGAAGCTACCGTTATATTTAATCTAGACCCAGTTAGCAACGCAGTATTTGATGTATTTGTTTGACGAACTTTACCCGTACCTATTAAAAACCAAGCAAAGGTTTGAAAATCCTCTAACACCTCTTCACTATAAGAAGTATTTAACTGTGATTTTAAAGTATCTAATGCTTGTATAATTTGTCTTTGATTATCAGTTGAATATTGTAGTGCTGGCTCAGGTATGTAAAAATCTATTTTAGCCATTATCTTCTTCCGTCTGGTTGTATGTCTACTCTAAATATTCCATATCTCCAGTTTTCATCTACACCATCATTTTCTATTTTAATACTTGCTAACCTCGCGCGCCCGCGCGTATCGACTTTATCCGTATCTGAATTAACAGTGAATGGGCCAATTGTTGTTTGCCCCTTTAATGTTGTTGTGTCTGCAGGATAATTTCTTAAAAACAAAGTTACTTTACAATTACCTTCAAGGTTTTTAAAATCAGGTATAAATCTATTTATCTTTAAGAAGTATTCACCATCTCCATCTAAATCTAAATCAAAATCACCTGATCTAATAAATGCGGGTATTGCTGTTTCAGCACCTAAAGAATCTACTTCATTAACACCAATCTCATGAGCATAAAATATAGAAGCTCCTAATGATACTCCGTTTACTACGGGGAATGTTGGCGTGGCTGCCGCGACGTATTCTGTTGCATATGGCTTGTCATAAACAGAAGCGTCTATCCAAGTTGTTCTAGCAAGTGAGCCTGTTGTCCAAATCTTTTCTCCATAATTATAAGTTACTACTCTGTCTACAACTGTAGAATTAGCTTTTGTATAAAACCACATTATTTCTTGAAATAAACTATTATGTGCTGCAAAAACTGTTTCACTTGCGTTAAAATTTAATCCCAAGTTATCTCCCCCTGTTGTAAATACAAAATCTTCAACTAAGCTTGGCATAGACACAACTGTACCATCGAAGGCAAAGAAGCCTCCAGAATCACCCATCCAAAACACAATACCTTGTGCAAAGACTATTGCATGTTGACCAAGACATCCGCAATTAGATCCGACTTTTCTAATACTAAACGTAAAAGGCGGTCCTACAAATTGCATTGAATAAGCAGCATCATCTGTAAGTATTAATATATAATCCTTTGCTCGCACCGCTGCGACTATCTTAGTTCCAGCATCTAGTCTAAATGTACCAGCTGTATTAGTAGATGTCGGAGCGTAAGTGTTGAAATCTTCTTGATCAGAAAACCTTATTAACATTTTATCTTGCGTACCGTTTGGTAAAGTAGAATTTGTACCTAAATGTATTAAATGTCTATCTCTGTCAGATACTATTGTCATAATAGATTTTTGTGGCATTGAAGCATTGATTACTGCTCTTGTTGATAATCCGTTTGTTGGATCCCATGTAAATGTAGGGCCATTATGCATAGTTGCAATTAATATTTGTCCAAAGTTATCTAACGACCAATTTGCTGGGTCTAAGGATATAGTTGCTGCAACCGTTGATGCTTCACCCCAACCAACAAAAGTTGATGCATCATAAACTATTGCATTATCTGCGTGAGCTGCAGCTGTTGTTCCTTCTACTCCTCTAACACAACCTGTAAAATCTGTCGCAGTTTTACCAGTATAAGTTATTAATTCATCATCTATTAAAATAGTCCCTGCTGCAGCAAAACCTGTTGTAGAATCAACTACTATAGTTGGAGTTGAATTATTTATTCCCCCCATTACATTAATTGCAGTTTGAGTAACTGTTGAACTAAATCCACTCCAGTTAAAAGTACCCCAACCATAACCATAAGTTTGTCCAAGTGCACCAAAATCATAGTAAGGTGTGCAAGAGGCAGAACCGGAAGCATTATTTGTTGAAGATGCTGCTGTCGGTAAAGTGACTGTGAAAGTGCTTGATGAAGGTGTTGTTTTAACTTCAAATAAATTTGTAAAGTCGGCTGCGGTTGTTCCTGTTGGTGGTGTTACTGCACTAAATTTTACAATTCTTCCAACAGATAAACCATGATTAACTTTATTAACAGTTAATGTTGTAGATGTGTTTAAGGTATTAAACGTGCAACTTACTAGAATAGCATCAACTGGTGTAATATCGTAAAAAGCACCCTCATAGTAAATAGCTAATACTTTATCAGTGCCTAAGGCAGCATATCTATTACCTTGTAAATCTGACCATATCCATTGGTTTCTAGCAGCGCCAACTAGTGTACTTGATAATATCTGTTCCCATCCACCTATTTTTTCAGGATTTCCGTATCTAAAACGTACGTTATTTCCATCTATCCAACGCCCTTCTGCCTGAGATGCTGTATCTTGTTTATCAAAGCCTGGAGCTACGGGTATTTTTTTTAAAGGCATATATTCATTATACCTTATATTTGAATAACTTGAAATATAGAGTTAATCTTTATAATTTAAAATTTATTTGAGAAAAGCTCTTATATTAAAATGAATAAACCTAAATGGGTTTATTCCTTGATTAAACAGGTAAGATCATATATGAAAAAGCCTAAAAACACAATAAATCATTATATGCAAAAATATACAGAAATAGTATCTATATTCCCAACTCCAGTTTATGTTACTAATCTAGGTAGAGAACTTTCAAAGGAAGAATTATCTTTAATAAATCAAGCTGAAAGAGAAACTATTGAACCTGGAAATAACACTATATCATTAGATACTTATGTACTTAATAAAAAACAATTTGCGTCTTTAAAAGAAGAATTAAATTTAATAATACAAGATTATTTTGATAAAATTATCTCACCAGCTAATAATATTTCTCCTTATATCACTCAATCTTGGTTTAGCTATCTTGAGAAAAATCAATATTTTCACAAACACCATCATGCAAACTCATTAGTATCTGGAGTGTTTTATGTAAGTTGTAATCCTGAATTTGATAAAATTAAATTTTACAGAGATGGATATGTAGCTATAAAACCAGAAGTAAAAGACTATAATCTTTGGAATTCAGAATCTTGGCAATTACCAATTAATACTGGAACTATAATATTATTTCCATCATCATTAACCCACATGGTAGAATCAAAAAAAGGAGATGGTAATAGAATAAGTCTTGCTTTTAATATTTTTATTAAAGGAAAAATAGGAAATGAAAGACGTATAACAAGTTTAAATTTATAAAAAATAACTTAGATTTATTCAGTATCTATTTTAGTATCACTAAATGTTTCTTTATTAATAACTTCTTCTTTAAATTTTACATTCCAATCAGACACTATTTTAACAAGGTGGTTTCCAAAATGTCTTAAGTTTTCATCAGACAAATGAAGTTTTCCTTTTTTAAAAAGATTTATTCTTTCTTTCCAAGAAAACTCTATATCGCAAGAACCATTTTCGTATTGTTTAAATTTCATTATTATAAAAAGTTATGTTTTTTATTTATCTAATTCTTGTACCATACACAAGTCTTTTATCTTTAGCCCAATCTTTACTAGGACCATTCTTATCTACATAATGTAAAAATGTTTGTGTATGCCAATCTCCTTTAAATTCTTCTCTCCAATGTTCTACTTCACAACCCAAATATATTCCTGCATCTCCAGGTTCTAAATTTAATTCTGTTCCATTCATGTATATAGGCCATTTTGTGCCATCGGAATTTATCATTACAGTAACACTTATTTCACAAGCTGGTCTATCTTTATGTTTAATTAAATCTGCGTTAACTGTATACATTCTCCAAAATGCATATGTTGGTGATAATTCTAATCCAGTTTCTTTTTCCATTATTTCTAATTTATTTATCATTAAAGATTCCATTAAAGGATCTGCATAGAAAGAAGTATCACCATTTTTATTAATATGAAAATCGAAACTATCAAAATTAATTCTATGTTTTATTCTACAATAATCGGTTAATAATTTTATTTCTTCTTTTGTTAAGAAGTTTTTTATTATTTTATATTTAAAATCTCTTATATTGCCCATGCTACTACCGAATATCTTTTTCCTTTTGTTACTGGTTTAACTGTATGTGGAAATAAAAAATTACTTGGCCAAACAATCATTCTATTTGGTTTAACTTCTATTTCCCATTCTCCTGATCCATCTGGATCTCTAAAACATAAATTACCACCCTCATAATCATTATTTAATAATAAAATGCAACTCATTGTTCTTGGAACCTCTGCAAAATGATCTACATGCCAAGTATAAAAACCAGTGTTTTCATATTTCAATATTTCTATATCAAAAACATCCCTATAACTATAATCTACAATATTTAAATCAACTTTATATTGATCTAAACCTTTTTTAAAAAAATTATATAATAAATTAAACCAATGTACATCAGACATTGAATTACTAAGATTGGACAATTGAAAAGCATAAGTTCTTCGTATATTAAAATCTGTTTTAGATTCATTACCTCCACCGATTTTAGTTTCTTTAAAATTGGAAACATTTGCAAAACGAATTAAATTACCTAATACATGCATAGGTAAAACATCATCGTATATTTTTACAAAATTTTTTATTTCCATAATTTCTTATTCCAATATTTATCTTTGTATATATTTAATAAACTTAATCCATAAAAAAGTCTAGAAGTCTGTATCTCTTTTTGTTCTCTAGGTTTTAATTTCATTTTCCATGAATCTCTTTTAAAAGGAATTACTTGAACATAAGGAGTTCCTTTTTTAATTGTAGTTTCTAATATAGGATATTTATCTCCATTAATTACTATTGGAAAATTTATTTCATTTGGAAAAGTATCTGTATCCACTATTCCTGGTATTATTGAAAATCTATCATCTGAATTATTTAATGGTGGAACAAATAAACAAGAATATCCTTTTGGAGTTTTAATTTTCCATGGATTTAATATTTTATAAAAAGGAAGATTTTTATTTTTTTCAATTAAAGGAGACCCTTCAATTTGTTTTATAGAATGATTATCTATCCCTGAATTTAAATTTAAAGATTTAGCACCCATTAAAGCAGCATATCCATGTAAACTAAAAGTTTGAAAAGAATCTTTTTCTCCTTTGTCATTTTCTACATTATGTTTAATATGAAAATCTTGTGACATTTTTAATAAATAACCACTTGTTAATGTATCTAAAAATGGCATACAACCTTTAATAGTCTTATTATCTAAAGAATGATTTAATTTTTTAAACCATTCTGGTATATTTAATTTTGCTGGTATTGGATAATCTTCTTCGATTGAAAAATAATCTTCATGAGCACTAAACTCTATTTCTTTATTAAACATGTTAATTTAATAACAGTTTTTATGGTAATTGTAAAATATTAAATGAGGGTTGTCCTAAATCATTAAAATATTTCTCTAATGATTTGTTTAAAGGATATGTA